CCTCGGTTAACTAACGCTGTGTCTTGACGTTGGAGGGGCGGATTTCCTACCCCTGCGTCATACCAGAGTTCAGTTGTCTTTGACCCTAGCATATAGGCCAGTTGGTTAAAGATGTAACAGCGTAACAACGGGTCTGGCTGGGTCTCTGCTTCAGCAAAATTGAGCGCGTTATAGGTATCACCATCGGCGGGATTGGATGTTGCAAATAAACCACCATCACCGGTAATAATAAACTTACGATTGAGGTAAGCGATTGAGGAGGGGTTAGTCACCACTGTCTGGGTCACTGTGGTAAGTGATCCACCATACTTATAAATCAAACCCTCCACGACGAAGTAGAGATTAGTACCGTCATCTGCAAAGATCGCCCTATCTAAACCCGCCACAGTCCCTAGAGCCGTTGCTGTGCCTATTGAGGATATTCTGTACAGCGTGTTACCTGAGAGCTGATAAAGCACTGCCGCCATCACATGACAGCCACGGTCATTGCCTTCTTTACTCACCCAAGGTTTTAGTCCTGGGAAGTCATGGACACCACTTCGACCTTCTGCTTTATCCAGATACATATTGCGCGTCATTTCCGAGCTATAACGGGCAGACTTGTGCCCTGATGACGGCCCTGCAACAGGAAAAGGAATCACGGTGTAGATCCTTCAATCCGCATAGCAGGCGCTGGGCCATAACGGCCACGGCGATCTGACTTGTTCGCTAACTCTACGGCTGTCGAAAACAGGGGTAAGTATTTTTGTAGCATTGCATCGTTATGTGCAAACTGGGCGAAATGGAATAAGGCGCCATACAGATAGACTGTGGGGAATCGGGTTAATATGCCGTTAACTGGATCAGTCGTTGAGAGCGGTGTGAGTGTTTTGTAATACTGCATCTCGGCGGTGTAATTGCCTGCCGGAATACGGTTAAACTCTAATTGAGAGGTAACACTAAACGAACTGGGTATACCTGAGGTTTCCTGAAGCTGTAATGATTCAGGCACAACTGAGGTGAGATCATAACGCAGTGACCCGCTGACCAAGGTTAGTTTACGCATCTCTAAAAACCCATCAGGTAAGGCTAGAAAGCGATCTGATCCGGTGGTCGCTGTCGCTCTAGCTTCCATATCGCGTACACGTAGGTTCTGATAAATATCACTCTCTGCCAGATCAATAAAATCATCTGTTAGCGAGGCAATATCACCACGCTTAGCCCAGCGCTCAATTGCCTGCTTTAGCTCTAAGTAATTACTGATTGCCATTTTTTACCACCACGTAAAATCCGTTGGGTTGTATCTGAAAGGTTAATAACTCGAAGCGCTCTTGCAGCTTGGGTAGCCACCATGCGCTCGGTTCCTGTGTTAAATGGGCGTTACGGCCATCAGAGAGAATCTTGATCGCTGGGCCTGTGTGAATAGTGAAGAAACCAAAGAATTCTACGACTCGCTTAAGGTCATCTAAAACCGCGTCTAAATACTCCGGCTCGATATGCTCTAAAACATCAATACAGGTAACAAACTGACTAGAATCGGGAGACTGATCTAGCTCGGCAATACCTGGGTCATACTGCTTGACCGTTACTTCGTGATCGGGGGTTATAGATCCGGCTAAACGGCCTTTTCCTGCCCCGTAGTCCAATAACTCTGTAATCCCTAACTGGTTGATGAGCACCGTTACCAAAGGGGCGTAATGCACTGACATAACCCCGTAATTAGGGTTGGCCTTATGCAGCCTCTGCTGTTCTGCTTTATAGTCCGCTGAGATCATGCGGCCGCCAACATTAGTTCACGCTCTGCAAACCACTCATCCGCAAACGGCTGGTCTTCATAACCTTTAAAGCAAGGTGTTCCTAAGGTGAAATGAACTAACTTAGCCTCTGGGTTGTGATCACATTCTCCAACCAAGTGATTCCAGTCTGGGGAAAGCTCACCGACACGATCTTCTGTTGTCCACTGGAACTGGTGCAGATACTCGCCCGTGCCCTTATTCACAATCTCCGGCGTTAACCGTCTGCAAGGTGCATTAAAGCCGTTAAAGAGCATAACGCTTGACCAGTTCTTCTTAGGGTAAACGTATTGCGTATTACCCAAGAATTTACGCGCATCCTTTGGCTGGTAGTCGTGCTTAACAACAAATACATCATGGTGCATATCGCATCCATCAAATATTTTTGATATATCATCACGGACTAGCATGTCGCAGTCCATAAAGATTGATTGGCCGACATAACCTGATAAAAACGGGGTTAAAAATCGAGAGAAGGAGAACTCAGTACTGCCGTTCTCCTTACCTCTGTAGAATTCTGGGATGTTGCGCCGGTTGATCGGGGTAAAGCTCACGGGCTGAGTTGAATGCCGCATGATTGAATGACACAGAACATGGTAGGCCACGGTCTCTGCTGGATCGTAGCCAATGAATAATCGAATCATAAATCTAGCGTCTCCAATGTCTCTTGCCAGCTACCGTCTTGGCGGATAAGCGTCACCGATCCGTACCAAGGGAAATCACCCTCAATGCCATAGCGGTAACCCGGTTGATCAGGAACTAACACGTAACAGGGAATGCCTAATGCGCCAGCGATATAAACCACTGTCGTACAGACTGTAATAACGGCATCTAACTCACCCACTAAAGCGGCCAAATCGTCTATATCGCCGCCTTTAGCGGTAGCCCTTGGGTACGTCTTAATATCACCTAGGTCTTCGCTGACAGGCTTATACTCAAGGGATATAAAGGTGTCTTTATCATTGAGTATCGTCTTCATGTCTGACAGCTCAATGCTGCGCTTCTTTTTACCGGTGTTAGGTAAGCCACCCGTCCACGCTAAGCCAATCTTTCGACCCTTAAAGGTGTCAAATAAAGCTCGCCATTGAAGGCTTCGTTCGGGATCTGGCGTTAAGTAACCCTCCCAGGGGAAGTCTTCAGGCGTGTTTCTGTAGAAGTGGGGTAGCTGACCAATTGCACACTGATAATCTGGCGTGTGGTTGTCCAGTAGCGGCGTTTCGGTCTTAAACCGAGTGCCATAGACAGGGAAGTCGAAAGAGCGCTTAAACAGCCCCTCAAGTCGTCCATCACAGTCCAGAATAATGTCGTTGGTCTTGGCTAAATCACGCAGACAAGAGGCAAACATAATCTCATCGCCTACACCCTGCTCGCCATACACAACCACTGTGCCTTTTTCACCGTTCCAGTCGGGCACGCCGTAGTCTCGTCGCTCCCTATGCTTAACGCCGAGTGTGTCGAAGTAGTTTTTCCACCCTTCCGGCCACTGCTTTAACATTATCTGGGCTAAACCCATGTTATGTTGCGCGGCTCTTAGGTCTGGCTTTAAGGCCAGAGCTTGTCCTGACAGGTCAATACACCCTTGAGGGTCGCCTGTCTGTAAGCACATCAGCCCTTCATTTGCCAAGGGGTGTGGGTTCTTAGGGTTGAGGGTTGAGGCGTGCCGAAAGCATTCTCTTGCCTTGTCTGGGTCGTGCTCTTCTAAACACATCCCCATATTTGAATATATTTCGGATATATCAGGTCTTAGCTGAGCACAGCGCTCATAGAGGCTATACGCTAAGCCCCATCGCTCTGCCTGCTGCATGATATAGGCGCTGATAAACAACGCCTTTTGACCCATTGGGTCGTCGAAATGCTCGTTAAGAACATCGTTGCATAAGATAAGGGCTTCATCAGGCTCTGTGTTGGCCAGTTCTTTAGCGTGGCGTAGCCTTTCTTCGCTCAAATCTTATCCACCGTGAGAAGTTTTTTATAGTCCCGCGATAGAAGCTTCTCAATCATGGGGAGATCCTCATTTCGGCGCCAATCAAGATGGTGCTTTTCCATCATCTCCATTAAGACGACATTAGGCACAGTGGCGAAATGGTAGTAATCCTCTTTTATACCGCGCTGCTTGTAGCTTGAGTCATTGGCAAGGCGTTTATTGTGATCAAGGATTCCACGCACATCCTGTACCGTCTCTATCTGTGTCTTACCTGTAGAGTGGTCGTATTCGTGGTAGGTGCTGGTCTTGGTTA